TTTTTACTTTCAATTTTGTCAAGTTTTTTCAAAATATCTAACATACTCATTTTTATTTTCCTACCACACTTTTTTTATTTTGTGGTTCCTCTTTAAATGTTTCAATCTTGAAACCACTGGAATTTTTATCACGTTCCTTACGTGCTATTTCTAGTTCTTTTAATAAATCCATTACACGTGAATTACCAACAGATTCTTGCGCACTTTCTCCACCCATGTCTTCTTTGGTTAATAGAGTTTCGTATGTAGCATCGTCTGCACTGTCTTGAATTTCTTCTAGAGGGCCGTTTGCATTTCTAACAACTATATGACTTCTAGGAAAATTACACACACTTCCTAAGTATTCGCGCAACACATTATCTGTAGTAGGATATATTAATTCTACTTCGAAATATGTTACTTCTAAATTTTCTAAGTTAGGAAAGTCTAACGGACGCTCTTGTATCGGAGTTCTTTTTCCTGCACTTAAATTAGAAACACCAAATTTTTCTAAATGAATCTGTAACTTTTCTTTAGTATCAGCTGGAATATCTCCAGCAATACCTATCTTAAAAGGATAAGTTTTTTTAGATTCGGTGATATACTCGTTAAGTTTTTTCATTGTCGGTAATCCTGTTATAACTTATTTATCTTTGTCTATGCCTTTGAGACGCTGTAATAAGCTATTTCTGTCTGTTACTACATAGCCTTCGCCTTCGGTAAAGTTCGAATCATTGGTTACATCTTTGTCTTGTTTTTCTTTTTTAAGCTGAAGATCAATCATTTTTAACTTTTTATCTATTTTAGCTATTTTTGCATCTAGGCTAGTTCTTAGCATGTTTCCTGCTACTTCAAAGACACGCCCAGAAAATCGTGCTTCTACACTCATGCCAAGATCCATTAAATCTTCTTGTTTTAATATTTCTTTTGCTTCGGGCAAATTAAATAAATCTTCTAATTTTTTATTCATAGGACTTTCCTTTTTATCTTGCTCTGCCGTTGTGAAAAATATCGTTTTCACTTACAACTCTAAACGTTACTCCGTTTTGAGAACACCACGCTCGTGCGGCTCCCCATTTTGCTTCATTTAAAACTGCATGTGCCCTATGTAGTTTATTGCGTTTTGCTTCAGCTAAACTAGTTTGACTTAACGGTTTAACTTCTATAACTTCAGCATGTTTTTGATTGTCTTTGTCAACGTATACTATAAAAAAATCAGGAACGTATACTGTATATTTTCCTGTAAACGGATTTTTATATGGAATTTTTATAGATTCAGAAGCCCATTTAACAACACTTGGATTTTCGTCACAGAATTTCATAAATGCAAATTCCCAGCTACTTCTGTATCTAGGAGAGCCAAGCCCTGCATACTTGTCTGTGTTTTTTACAGTAAATTTTCCTTGTGCCCATTTTGCCATTAGTAAACAATATTTCTTGCTTCGACTCTAGTTACGTTTGTTTGAGATCTGTAACCTAATTTGCTTATTTTAGATCTGTTAGAATTTAAAATTGCTGTAACAAGATTACTTAATTTTAGTTTGTCGTATCCTTTAAGAGTATCTAACAATTCAAGTACATTAACATTATCTATTTTTGCTTCTTGTAAAAGAACGGTACTAATACTTATTGCAGCGGATTCTTCAAACCCTCTATTTTTAAAAAATCCAACTACTGCGTCAACTTGATTACTAGGATAGGATATTTCTTTTTGAAAAAATCTATCAAAAAATAGTCTTGTGTTTTTATTACTATCTGTATTAGTATTAATATTCGTTGTTGAAGACATTTATTACCTTAAAAACTTTTTTGAGAAGCAACTGTTGTGTTGCTTACAGAACTTTGTGTTGGAAATTCAATATTTCCTAATTGATTAGTAGTAACAACTGTTTGCGGAGTAGCTACAGTTGCTGGTTTTGAAAGATTTTCTATAGTCGATAATGTTACCGCAGAATTTGTTTTTTTAACGTTACTAATTCTGCTATTAAAATTATTATTAATAAAAGGATTATTTAATGAACTTTTACCTAAGTCATAGTGTGCAGGTTCGCCAAAATCTGTTGGTGATACACCTAATACAATTGGGCCTTCAGCATATTGCACAGATTCAAAAGAAACTGATAGTCTATTTGTTGTAAGATCGCTTTCGCTATAATTCATATTATCGTGTTCAAACGACTCAATTAACGGATTTATTAATGTAAACGAAGTAAAAGTCGGAACAGTATTTTTAGGATGAAGTTGAAATATTTGTATACTTGTAAAAAAGTTATAAACTTTTCCCTGAGTATCGAGCCCGTATCTAAATGTCTGTATGTCTGGAGATCCGTATGCTGTATTCAATCCGCTAACTGTACGACGATATGCATTTTCTGTTATACTAGGTGATGATCCCGAAACTGTACTATATCTGCTATCTTGATAATAATAATTAAAATACGAGTTCCATAACTTGGTTGTTGCACCTTTATTATCATCGTGGAATTCAATGACCACCGGTTGATACTGTACAGTTGTATGTAAAACTTTTTTTCTGTTATACTGATTTAATGTTTCGGTTTGTGTTCTATATTTAGGTAAATCTATACTTTTAGCTAAAAGATTTATTTCACTTCTGTTTAACCCTGGGGTACTTACTGACGAATTTATATTAATTACAACATGAAATAAAAACTTAACTTTAGGAGCCAGCAACATATTATTTGCTCGATACAACTTGGCCGCATGGCCATAATCACCTAAATTGCCTTTTAAGCTACCGTACGAACTAAAATTATCATAATATCCATTAAACGCCATACAAATATTTATCTAATTTAAAAAACACTAATATAAAGAAAAAAGGGAGAAATTAATCTCCCTTTTATTCGGCAATCCTATATTAAAATTTAAGCGCCAGCGCCTGTTGCGTTTGTACCTAACGAACGTCCTACGTTTGCGCCAAGACCGCGATCTGGTCCAGATCCTGATGCACCGTTAAATTGAACTGCGTTATCATACTGTATGTTAAGAGTAACAGTTACTGGTGCGCTAGTTTCATATGCAAGTGTATTATAATTTGCTTCGGTTACATAGCATCCGTATGCTTCCCAAGTTTCTAATACAGTCGGAGTGAAAGCGCCGTTGCCGCCGTCAAGAATTTCAATACGTGTTAAGAACTTATAATCCGATCCAGAAGCAGCACTTGCTTGTTCCATAAAGTCAAATTGCTTTTGTAGTTGCTCGCCAACAAGTTTTTGAACATTGTTGTTAACATCTTCTCTTAAGTTAAGTGTTATTGGGTTCCATGTATGCTTACCTGCTAAATTAACTTTTGAGTTATAAACATGCACTTCCATATTTTCGAAAGTTAAGTTAGGACGTGTTACGTCCACAACTTGTTTTGTTAATTCAGTAGTTGGAGTACTAACACCAAAGTTTTCAAGTGTTACACGAAAACGGTATTGTAGTTTAGGCATTAGCAAGCCTTGTGCTGATGCACTATCGTTGGTTGCTAACGGTACTGTTAGTTTTGTTAATGATGAGATTGCCATATATAATTAACTCCTTGTTACAAGTATTTATCAATTATGGGGACCTTTAAAAGATCCCCATAATTTTATAGACCTGCAATTTCCCCTGTGTTCTTTAAGCGCAACGGAATGTATATAAATTCTATTGCTTTAACTGGTTCTATAGCAATGTCAACATAAAGTTCATTTCTATCTATTCTTGCTGGAGTATTGTTTGTTTCGTCACATACAACAAGATAGTCGTATATAGCTCTTAATCCAATAAGTTCAACCATTAAGCTTTCAACTTGTTGTTTGATTTCGTCACGAGTGATTTTATCATTAGGTTCAAAGATGTATGGTTTTGCAAGTTTCTTAAGTTGACTGCGTAGATAAATTACCAATCTTGCAACGTTAATTCTGTCAAGCGCACTAGCATTTCTTGCACGAGTTTTTTGTCCAAATACAACTAGTCCAGCGCCATTTAAGAATGTTATTGGGTTAACATTTGCTTGATACAGTGTGTCTCTTTGTCCTTCATTAAGACTAATACTTACAAACTCTCCCTCTGAACTAATATATCCAACTGCTGATGCATTGGTTACGCCACCGCGGCGTGTACCTGCAGGTGCAAACCATGGATATGCAACTTGGTCATTAAGTGCAATTACACGCAATGCCATATGACTTGGAGGCACAACAATGTTATTACCTGCATTGTCGCTAGTATAACCAGCTGGGTAGTAAACTCCGAGATATTCGTCTCTGCTTACAAGTCCTAGATCGTTATCCTCAACAGCTAGTGCTATGTTATTAGCCCAGTTGTTTATGGATGTAGTGTTTGGTTGAAGTCTCATTGGACTATCTCCAACTACAAAAGCTGTTAGTCCTCTGTCGTAGTTTAGACTAATCATTTCTCCGATAAGTTCTGGATATCCTGGTGATGCAATCAAGTTAAAGATTCTTGATTCGTCATCGCGGATGTCTTCGTTGCTATTTACACTTGCTTGCAATGCTTGGACTACTACTTTACGTTGAGCATTACGTCCAAAGGAACCAGAACCATCAACGTTATTTGCTGATTCAGTAACCCAGCGATGTGGATAATAGTTAGTCATTGCTTCGTCGTTGTATCTAGTATTGGTGCCTTCGATGTCGACATAGTTTCTTTCAAAACGTTTTACGTTAAATCCGCTACGACGCAAGTTCCAAAGCAACATGCCTTTTGGATACAATGCAGGATCTGGTGCGTCAGCATCTAGATAGTTGCTTTCAAGCAAGTCAGCGATGTCAGCGGCAGTTTCACTGCTTCCAGCAGTGCTCCAACGAGCATCGGCAAACAAGATACCGTTTTCAGTGGTCTGGTCAGTTTTGTCAACAAGTGCCCACTTTCCAGTTATAGCATTATAACGATAGACAGAAGGATAGTTTTCTATATCGGCTGTAGAAATCCACAAGTCGTTAGTTACAAGAGCACTACCGTCTGACTGTTCAGTTGGTTCTGTTGCTGCAACAATTGGACCATTTGGGTCTGTGTTAGGGAATGCAGTTGCGTTGTCTCTGTAGCCAACCCAAGTTGTTCCGTTATGATATAACATATCAACTTCGTCAACAACACTACTGTACCACAATGCATCTTGTGCAGGTGTAGTGGTTGGTTCTGTAGTTTGTGCAGTATAAGTTAACACTTTCCATAGTGTAGCTATAAATTCCTTAGGACTAGTGCTTACATCAGTTCCTGGAGTATAGTAGAAATTAGTAGTACTTGTAGGATCAGTTGAAACAAACGGTGTAAAGATATTGTCTAAAACTCCACTGGTATCAACAAAACGAATATCGCCGCCGGTTGTGTGCGAAATTACAACTCTATTTTGTGAGTTGACGCTTGCATTAACATGTGTATAACCCTTTGCATTGATTGCATTGGCAAGAACATCTGCATCGCTAGTAGCACCTGTTGCAACAAATGAAACAGTCATTGTTGTAGTAGTTGATTCGCCTGCAAGTGTTTCTGTTAAACTAAATGAATGTGTTCCTGCAGGGAATGACGATGCAGTTACTTTTGCACTAGTTATTGTAGTTGCGCCAGAAGAATTTCTTCTATACAATTTAAATGTTGCAAGCTTGTCGGCATCTTCAGCAACATTGCTTTGAATATATAGTTGACCTTCTACTAAGTTTGCACCACCGCCTGTACTATCTAACCCGTAAATAGCTGCGGTATTAGTTGCATATATCGAAGCAGGTATTGTAGTCCAAGATGCAGTATCTGAACTGTAACGCTTGATGCTCCAGTTTGCACCTAAGTTAGGTGTAGTAGTCTTTGCCCATAGTGAACCAGTTGGTCGTGGATTTGTGTCAGTTGTTTTAAATTCTGGAACACTAGTATGTGGAGCAATTTCAAGCTTTGGTGCATAATAATCGCCTTGAGATATTCCTAGTAGTGTAAATGTAGCATCGTCGCCGTACATTTCAACTACATCGCCGGAAGCGCCTGAATAAAATATTGCAAGACGGCTGTTTACAACGCTAGCAGTAATACCTGCTGTTACCAATGCAGTGTTAGCGTTAATAACAGATGCTAACGACGATGCTGTTGTACCTACTGTAGTTACATTGTACTGGTTACCAGTACTATCGCTAGTTAAACTAAATGTAATAGTTCTGCCTGCAATTAATGTAGGATTGGCATTTGAGCCAGTAACAATAGCATGACTAGCTTTCCATTCTGGAGTTCCAACTTTAACCCAAGTTCCAACTCTATTTTTATACCATAGAGTGTTAACGTCAGTAACTGCAACTATAGCATAATCTCCGATTGCGCCAACACTACCTTTTGGAGTATAGTCTTCGCCTGAATAATCAACTACTTTTGTAGTATCGGTTATTACCATCGGTACTTTATTTAAAAAGCTTTGTCCGTTTGTTGTAGTAATTGCAGCACCGTTCCACTCGAACACACCGTAGAAAGAAGCATCTGTATCAAACCAATAAGATCCGTTAGTTGGATCGCCTGTAACTGGTGTATTACTTGCAGTTCGTATTCATTTTGTTCGCCGCCGTGAATAGGATTGTTATTTGCGTCAGTGTAAAATAACGGGTCGCCAAATGTTTCTGAAAGTTCTCTTTGAGAAGAAATAAGATAAACTTTTCCTGCGTTTGATTTTAATGTACCGGGTGCAATACCAGTGTTGCCCGGATTTGTTTTATTCTCTTTTGTTGCTACAAAAATAAGAGGTACAGTACCAGGTTCGGCAGGAGTATAGAAACTCTCGTCGATTACGCTAACCTGTACGCCCGGTGATACTAATGCCATTGTGTGTTTTCTCCTTGTGGATTTCGTTGCTATTATTATTTAGCAAAACCACCGGAAAAAACCGTATTTTAGCAGATAAACTGCTAGTTTAATTTTAATTTAATATATTAGTTATAAGTTGTTTAGTATTAAAAACTAAATCATCTATTGATCCATTGTTATCAATAGTAAAATCTGCCATCCAATGCTCTAAGCTCATACTATCTTTAGATTCTAGCGGTAAACAATCGCTGCGGTCAACCCAAATAGCAAGATCGAACACTTGTGTATTCTTCATAGCAAAAAATTCACGTTTATTTCGAAGGCCACAATAAATGTCGTGTGCCTTAAAAATTTCTCGTCCTAGTTTAGCTGCATCAGGAACATTATAATTGCAGATAGCATCATACCATTCTGCTCTGTGATTGTGTCTATCAGCATAACACTCTTCTTCATTAGAATATCCATACTTGTCTTTAAGATTATTATAGATGAACAATTTACTACAAAATTTGCTACTGCTTTCAAAACTAAAACCGTAAGTATCTCTTAAAATTTCGCAGACAGTATCTTTTCCGTGTCTTCCATGACCAATAATTAATAGTTTTGGAAGTAAATTCATTGCATTGACCTTTTTAAAGTTTATAACATTAATTTAAAAACTTGTCAACCAGACGTTATCAGGACCTATTAAATACTTAAAACCGCAATCAACTACAGCATCTTGTACAGGATACATGTTTATATCATGGCCTAATAGTCCTGCTGTAGTTTTTAATAATGGACTATATGCTTTTATATCTTTAACTACGTTTTTGTATGTATGGCTAGCATCAATAAACACAAAGTCTATTTTTTCATTTATATTAATTGATTGTTCCCAGCTCGATCCTTCAAGTACGATTAATCTATCTTTATACTTTTCTTTAATTTTAGTATTATAAAATTGACTAATGTCTTTATCAACGCTGTACATTTTTAATGTAGGATTGTTATCTAACAAATGAAACAATGTTCTGCCAACTCTTGTTCCTACTTCAACACCAACTGTCCACGAATTTTTTTTAATTAACAAATCAATAAAGTGTTCTCTAGTCGGTTTACCGTTGTAATTTATATTTTGTTTACAGTTATTATCTATTTTAACATTATATTTTTTTGACATAAGTTATCCGATTAGAAACCCATATCCATAACCGCCAGCAACTGCAAGAGCTGCTTCGTTGTCAAGTTTTTCAATTTCCGCGCTTGCTTCTGCTTTAAGTGCAGTACCGTTTAAACTGGTGCCGCCCTGTGGACCTGCAATCGTTGCAAACTTTTCTCTTGCTTCACCTAACATGTACTTGCATGTAGCAAGTGCGTAATCTTTAATCCATTGTTTGGCAAGATAGTCAGTTAACAATTCGCTATCTGGTCTGTGATTATAACAAAATAGTAAAATTTCTTCTCCTGCCCTAGGACGTTGCAGTAGTGTAAGTTTTCTAGTTGGTGGGTTCCAAACAAATTCGATAAAACTACCAAACATTCTGCCTACCAGTTCTTGTTGCTGAGCAAACAACTCGTATGTTAGTAATCCACCCATTCCCGAACCTGCTAAAAGGTATGTATTTGTATATGCAAGGTTAAATGGTTCATATAAACTACTTCCATCGCCGCCGCCGCTTCTACTGCCTACAGATCTTCTAAAACACTGTCTTACTTCTATTATTTCGTGTGGTAATATATATTCGTTAGTATCATTTATCAACTTTAAAGTTACATAACTTTCTTCAACACTGTTACCGCTTTTTTGTCTAAACTTACCTAAAGCTCTGTTTAATGCAGTTTCATAATGAATAGGGTCTAGTTCGACATCAACCATGCCGCCGCCGAGCATAGCGTGTATATAATCATAAACTTCTTGTTTGTAGGTTACTAAATTGCTGTCCATTGAGTATTCTCCACATGTATTTATAATAAATACAATATGCCACGTTTAAGCCTCTATAGACCCGAAAAAAGTAACGACTATGAATTTTTTGATAAAATTATCAATGAACAATTTTCTGTAGGCGGTACAGATCTATTTGTTCATAAGTATCTTGGACCAAAAAATCCTACTTCAGAAAATGCAACTGCTGATCAACCACAGTATGATGTAATAAAAGAAACAAATATACAAGACTTGCTACTTTTAGAAAACAGAGACAGAAAATACGATAGCGACATTTATCGTATTAGAGGAATTTATCAATTACAAGACTACGATTTTAATCTTTCTCAATTTGGTTTGTTTTTATCTAATGATATTTTATTTGTGACGGTACATATTAATTCAAGTGTAAAAACTATTGGACGAAAGCTAATGTCCGGTGATGTTATTGAACTTCCGCATCTTAGAGACGAATATGCATTGAATGATTATTCTGTAGCATTAAAAAGATACTACGTTATAGAAGAAGTTACTCGTGCAGCCGAAGGATTTAGCCAAACTTGGTATCCACATCTTTATAGACTAAAATTAAAACAAATTACTGCTTCTCAAGAATATAAAGACATACTCGAATTACCTATAGAAGAAGGTTCTAATACCACACTAGGCGATGTATTAAGCACATACGAAAAGGATATGCAAATTAACAATGCTGTAATTGCACAAGCCGAAGCAGATGCCGGATTAAGTGGGTACGACATCAGTCACTTCTATACATTACAAGTTGATCAAAACGGAAGAACAGAATTAGTTACCGCAGATTTGACATCCCTCGATGCATCAACACAAAATGAAATAGCAGACAGGGTAAATCAAACACCGGAACGTGCAGGATATAGTGGT